CCCTTACTAGGTCAGATAATACTGGCATATCGGTTAATATAACTGGTACGGGTATAATTTCATCTTCTTTTGGTGATAGACTTGAGGTAAACGTTCCTTCTGGCTTGCAAGAGGGAGAGGTTTCTGGGCGCGGTTCTTTTCACGTTGATGTATTAGCTAGTGGTCTATTTGGACAATCAGAGACTTTAGACAGCGGTTTCTTTGTCGTTGGCAATCCTTTTATAGAAGACGTAAAAGGTGGGGTAGACATAACTAGAGAACCTCTTTCTACAGGATCTTTGACTGGCTTAAATCTTTTGAAGCAATCTAAGATTAGCTTTTTTGATTCTGTAACAGAAGAAGAGTTTGGGTTCTTTAAAGCTACTGGCGTTTCTGGTAGTGGCGATCTTGTTACGCAAAACTTTTTTGAGTTTCCTCAAGAGTTTGATAGCACAGGAATAAAACTTAGAGTTAGCAATATAGCTGGAACAAGTAATTTTTCTGAAGCTATATCTGTTTACAAGAAGCCAACGGTCAGTGGGTTTAGCCCAACTTCTGGAGAAGAGGGAACCACGGTAAGTGTTAGTGGTTACTTTAGCGGTTTAAAAGACGCTCAAGTTTTGATATCAGACCTAACAGGTTTAAATATAACTCAAAACACTACAACTGGTATTCAATTTGATATACCAAACGGAGCGCTGACTGATTTTATAACAATCGCTACAAGTGGAGGTACTGGCGAATCTAATACCAAGTTTTCTATAGTTCCAAATAAGCCCTCTATAACCAAATTTGTCCCCGAGCCAAAGTCCCCCCTAGACTACACAGTCCTAGGGGAAAAAGATAGGCTTGATATAATAGGTAAAAATTTAAATATAGTAAACGAAATAATCTTTTACGACAAAGACGGAAATGATATTACTCAAAGGTCTTTTGCTTCTAAGAGTTCCACAAAAATATCTGTAGACCTGCCATCTCAAAAAGTTATAACATTTACTCCTGAGCAAGGTAATGTAGAAACTCGGAACCTTGTCTCTAGTGACTTTTCTGGAGTCGTCAGGTTGAAGGATAGGTTCAATAGGACTATAACTGGGTCTCAGGAATTTAAGATAGCAAGAGTATCTGGTGTATCTGGACAGTATGCTACTTTTGATGAGCAAATAACTATAACTGGAGAATATTTCTCAGGACTAAATGCTGTGTTTATAGATGAAAATGGAAATTTAGTTTCCGGAGACTTTCAACAGACAAATAAATTTTCAGAGTCAGGCTTTTCTATAGACGTAAAAGTTCCAAGAGAAATCGTGGCGTCTACTATTTTAATAACTGGCAACAATAATGATTCTATATTAAGCACAACTGAAACTTTCTTCCCGCTGGCCACAATATCCGGCATAAGTGGTCATGATAACTTTAATTTAGATGTCGGCTCGGGTATATCTGTAACTGGTATAAACGCTTTCGGAGACTTTGCAAGCGGCGATTCAATAATAGGTATCACGGGTGACGATAAACACGCTTTCTTTGATATAAAAAGTCAAATAAGAACATCTGGAGATGATGGCAAGCCTAAAACTTTGATAGAGTTAAACGTAGGCGACAACTTTACTGGAAGTGGGCAGATGTTTATACTGAATAGCTGGGAAGATCATAGAGACAGCAGCTATACTTTCACAGGAAGTAAAACAGAAGAAAATATAAACAAAATATTAACTAATGAGTTTTTCAACATTGTATACCCTGCCCCGGTTATATCTGGTATATCTACTGGAGATAAATTCAACAAGAGAATATCTGGTTTTATAAGTGGTAATAACTTATCTCCTGTTACAGGCGTGTTTTTCTCTGGCTCGGGCTACATTGGGGGCACCCTGCAGCCAAGCGGGACTTTGCATGCTGCTTCAGGATTTGTCGCAGAATCTAATAGAGTTATAAGATTTCAACCTCCGTTTGGCTCTATAGAGACTGGCTCAGGATTCTTAGTCGTTCAAAGCCCCCAAGGGCAGGCAGACAGCACGACATCTGGCGGGCTGGTGCAGCTAATACCTGCGTTAGAGTTAGAGACTCCTAACTTCTCTGTTTCCGAGGGAACAACTGGCAGTACGTTTAATATTAGTGGCTCAGGGTTTAGTTATTTAGATAAAGTTTTTATACAGACCGTGCAGCATTCTGGAGAAGCAGATTTCACTATCACATCTTCAACAGGCGCGCAGATTACAGTGCCGCAGTTTACAATATCAGAAGGGCAAGATGCATTAGTGAAACTGCAAGGTGTGCTTACTGACACTTTGACAGCAGGAGAGAGGTTCACTATTATACATGATTCTCCGACAGTACAGTTTAATGTCTTGAGCGGTAGAGCCGCCCCGCAAGTTAGCTCTAACCATTCAGCCATATTTACTATAGTAGAAAACTTAAACGGCGTTGACTACTATGTAACAAAAGTTATAAATCCTGATGGCAGAGAAGTAGTTGTTAATACTGAACAAGTATAGACCGCCCTATATCCAAACTAAAACATGTCTAGCATGTAGCTGAGCTAAAATAGGTACGGTCTATTAGTTGCTTGAAGCGAACTTAAAACACTTCTGGAGTGTAGCTCTACTAAATCAAGTCAACTTTAAAATAAGCTCTTTTACTTCTTGATAAGTTTCTTTTACCCTTATCGAGCTTTTGCGAAGTTCTATAACAGTTCTATCTGTTGAATCTGAATAGAAATTACTAATTTTGCTGGAGTTGACACATATAGTTCTTTCTGGCTTAGATATTCTGCCAATGCCTTCTCCTACTATTTCTGTTAGTTCTATAAACATAATTTTTTATTTAAAGATTTGCTCGTAACACTTTTTACAAAGCAGATAAAGCTTATCAGCTTTCTGCACCCAAGTCAAGTCGGTTTCTTCGAAGTCTTTTTTGCATTGCGAGCATTCGCACATACTTTGCAATTACACTGCTCTTTAAAAAATAGATTTTTAAATCTTTGCCGCCAATAATTTACAAGTAAGGCTGTAAAGAGGCTCAAAATGGTACCCCGACTAGGACTCGAACCTAGAATCTACAGCTTAGAAGGCTGTTGCCTTATCCATTCGGCCATCGGGGCGTGGTGGGCCTTGCAGGACTCGAACCTGCGGCCAAGCGATTATGAGTCGCCTGCTCTAACCACTGAGCTAAAGGCCCTGTTGACAAGTTATAATCCCGATACACTTGCCACCATACTTACAATTATAAGCAAAGTCCAAGCGATCATTACTTTGATATTAACATTATTGCTCATCCAACCCCAAATAAAGGTGATAAGTCCACCTATACCGCATAGGAAAGTTAGAATAATACATGCAATACCGAGCCCTGTTTTGCCCTGCTGAAACATGGCTACCCAAGCAATAATGAGACACGCTAGCGACGGGAGCGCCAGCACCAACTGAATAGGACTGATTTCTGTTTCCATGTCAAAAAAGTTTTGAATCTTCGTCTTTAGTTTTTAAGACGATTCTTTGTATTGAAAATTTAAAAGCAAAGAAAGAAATAATTGGCCAAATAACAAGCACTAGCGCGTTAAACCAGCCGGATTGTTCAAGAGCATCCGCATTTGTTTCTCCGCCTAAAGCCATAACAAAGCCGACTATCATTCCCAAAGAGAACAATCCAGCGAAGTTAAGTCCAATGAAAGCTAGAAAGCCTAAAATATATCTCTTCATTTTTCTACCTTAACTACTTTGGTCACAGGTTTAGCCAAAAACTTAAGTGTCTTTAGCGTCAAAGTGCCAACGTTCTTAAGAAGCCCTACCGTGGCCATGACAGTGCCTTTACTGCCTTCAGCGGCCGAGCCTAGTGCCATGCCAGCGGGCACAACTACGGCTTCTGGATGCTCCTTGACGGCAGCTTTAGTTTTGTCAAATTGAAAGAGTTCGATGAACTCGTTCATCTTGATTTGGTCGCCCGTTTTACCAGCCTCTACAAGTTCCTTAAAATTAATTTTTATGATTGAATCTGTGAGTTCTTGTGAACCTTGCATATAGTGGCGAACGTAGTTGCGCTTCAACCAAGTTTTTGGGCTTGTTAGTCTGAACTCGGGTTCCTCGGGGTTAACCCAACTGCCATTTTCATAAATAACAGTTTTGCCAAATAGCTTAAGTTCCTCACCTTGAACTAAGGTGACCGACATTAGTAATGCGAATATTATTTTTTTCATACTGAAAAGTATAGACCACCCTAGAGCATTGCTAAAACATGTCTAGCATGTAGCATTCTTAAAATAGGCGCGGTCATTATCTCCAAACACGATAGCTATCGCTATCTCTATGAAACGTGCTGATCTCAATAAACTTAACATCGCCTTCATGCGCGATAAGTTGATGAGGTTTTAACCTGTCGAGAACGAAAGTATCACCTTCGTTGAGGATGTCAACAGATTTTTCAGTGGTTTCTGTGTTTAGAGTATCTACTCTTAATTTGCCTTCGAGAATGTAAAAAGTCTCATGCTTTTCAGAGTGAAAGTGCATAGAACCTTGGTAGCCTTTTTTAATGAAGAGAATCTTACCGCAGTAGTTTTCTTCTTCGTTATTAGCAAGCCAAAGCTCGTAGCCCCAGTCTTTCTCTACTTTTTTAACAGTGTTAGGCATCGAGATTTTCTACTTCAAAGTGTTGACATTCAGTCTCCACATACTCCTTGAAGAAATTAAACATTAACTTAAGAGCAGTATGGTAATAGAAGTTTCTATGCTTTTTGAAGAAATCAACTTGTTCCTTGCTCCACTCAGTCCTGTCGCTAGGCAAGTTTTTTTCACCAAACTTTTCTTTCATCTTTCTTGAGACATATGACTTGCAGCCCCAATGCTTAACATTACTTGCAGCGACTCCGCCCTTGTGGTGATGCGACGACAAAATGAAGTAGTTTTCCTTAGCCCAGTTCCAAGATGGAGTCATCCTGTTATCTTCTGGGCCTCTCTTCCTCAAAACTGGCAATATAGTAGCTTCAGAAGTTTCTTCATTGTAATCAGCTTGGCCAACAAAACAGGATAGTAAAGTAAACAAAGTGGGGAGCTGAGTAGAAGAATTGGTAAAATTTACATCTCCTGCAGAGTGACCTCTAGAGGTCAGTCCTTCTTTATCGCCTTCTTCTATGTATTTTTCTTGTGATCCTCGGGTTCTAAAAGAGCACTTAATTTTAGAGTTTTTGTTCCTGCGTTTCTCTTCCTTGTACTTTTCTACAGAAACAATGTTAAAACAGTCTCTTACCATATCAGAAACGTCATGGGTTTTACCATTTCTTTCTGCGTAAAATTTATGTTCAACTACCCTCGGCAAAAGAGTTCGTAGCATCTCATGGAAAATATGGGGTTTGCCAAGATATATCTTAAACGTTCCGTCTGCGTGCTGTTCTAATGTATGCTCTAATACTTTTTCAAAAGCTCTTGTGTAGTTTAGAGCTTTGCCGCCTCTCGTGCAGAAAACGTGAGCTTCTTTTTTCTTTGAAGAAAAACCAAAATCATATTTAGGCTTTTTAAAATGTAAATCATCTCCAGATTTAGCTCTTTCCGTGATAGATCTATGTATGGCTATTGGGTCATACAAGTCATCCTTTTCTATTTTTTGTGCACTTAGAGTTGCCGGAGTAAGTTTTTGCGGATAAAATCTAAGTGAGCACCCGTGGGCTTGTGCAAGATCGTAAAAATCTGTTAGCTGCTGTTTTGTGAAAAACTGAGCTAAAGAAGTTGGGCCTTTCGGTACTGCCATATGCGCATCTTCTACTACTACAGCATATCCTGCGTACTGAGGTAAAAGGTCGTTAAGTATATACTTGGCTGAGACTTTAAATCTTTTAGCATGGGCTTTTTCTTTGTCTCCTACTATAGCTTTTTGACCTTTCTTTTTAGGAGGGGCTATATAAATTATTTCACCATCTATTACTTCTTCTTTAGATGTTATTTCACCTGTTTTTCCTTTAATTTTAATAGGGTCAAACTTGTAAACAATTTTTTTCTTTTTATCTGAGATAATTTCAACTTTTACAAAGTCGACAGGAGTTCCGTCGTAAAAAGTGCCTTTGTTGGCGCCAAGGTCAATTACAAGCAGCTTTCCAGCTAAAACCTTGTCCATGAAGGCAGGGTCTTTCCAGCTTGTATTTTCCGTACTAGAGGTCTCTGTAGACGTGTCGACGGGAACGTTGGACGGAACCGTAGGGACAATATCTTTTGCAGTTTTGAAATCGTCGAACTTAGTTTTTTGCTCGACGCCGAATAGGTTTAATTCATGTTGAACCATAATGTTTAATTTTCTTAAAACAGATCTAGAAACTCTAGTCTGTAACAACTTTCATTACTTATCATATGTGTAAAAAACAAAAAATCAAAAAAATCTTACTTTGGCTGGTTGTGTAGCTGGAGTAAAACACATCTTAGCGCCCAGATTAAGGCTGGGGTGTGTAGCCAATTTAAAACACATACTTCGCCAAAGTAAGATTAAATGTCCGCTTCTCCTATATCAATAAAATACAGCAGGCGGAAAATTCTATCTGTTCCCTCTTTGTTGAAAATGTCTAAAGGGACATCCATATTTAAATCTGGATTCGGTTTTGTTAACCAATCTGCTACATGGTCATCATCCATAACCGCGCAGCACTCGTTAACGAGGTTTGTGAACTCTATTAGTTTATTTTTCTCTATTTTCATTTATCCCTGCGGCGTTCGTCATATTGACGCTTCCTTTCGTTGCTGTCAATCTTTCTATTGATTTTTTCTTGGCCGCTTTGAAGCCTTTCGAGCCTCTGAAGAATGTATTCTCTTTTCTCTTTATCCTCTACTTTATCTAAATACTCAAAGCCTTTTTGAATTATTCTTGGGTCTATTTTCGGCCGTCTGGAGGGCACAGTCACTACAGCCGGTTTTGGAGTGGGGAGTGATATTTTTTTATTTTTATCATCCTTTGAGTATTTTTTTACAATAGTGGGTTTAGTGTCAAGAGCGGGTAATGTGATTGTGGAGGGCAGTTTGTGACTTTCAAAAGAAAGTAGCTCGGTCACGCCATTATTGTTTACTTCTACCAAGCCTTTCTCTACGCTTAAAAGTGTCACCCCACTATCTGTCCTTCTTTTAGTAGAAAGTGTTAGAAATCTTTTGGGAATATCTTTAGAAAATAAATAAACACTAGTCACGCCCTTTCTTGTTATGATGCCGGTAAGATTTAATTTGACGGGTGGCTTTTCTAAAAGCTTCGGCAGCTCAACTTTGGCCGGAGGTTTGTCTAGTAGAGAGAAAGCATTCCTTTCGACTATTTCGTCGTATCGAGTTGTCTGCGCGTAAAGCGCTGGAGCGAGTAGGATAAATAATAATATTTTCATTTTGCTAAAGTATAATTTACACAAAGCGATAAGGGTTATTCATCTTCTAGTTTTTTTATATATCTATATAAATCGCAGCATTCTTCAAGCAAGTTGATAGCCGTAGCCCTCCAAAACTTACCAACGTCACGTAAAGCTTCATTTTGGTCTCTAAGTTGTTCTAAGTTAACTTCAATTTCAGTGACGTGTTTAAGAGTCTTGTCAATTAGAGGGCAAGTGTCCGCTGGTATATCTGGACAATCTTCTCGTAATTCTTTATATCCTTTATGAGGGAAGTCCATTATCTACAAATAAATTTCTTTCTTTCATTCCCTGAATTCTTCTCTCATTTTAATGCTTGAAGCGAACGAAGTCAAGCAACCATTCAAATAATCAGCCAAAACATAAGCTGGAACATCTAAAGTTTTATAGAGGTCATATTTTGTGATTAGCTCTTCCAAACCTTGAATAAAAGCGACTTCGTTAGCGGCAGTTTTTTCGATGTATTTGTCGAGGTCGTCTTTTTTGACTTTTTCTCTGCAAGTTTTCCTCCAGCTAGCTAACATATTGTCCATCTCTATGGCAAAGTCTTCGTGATCTGACTCTAAGGAACCGCAAACCTTGTTATATTCTTCGTGGCAAGAGGGGCAATAATAATACGGAAAATCTTCAGTGCTAACGTTAGACCAAGGCTCATAGTACTCCTTTATGGAACAAGTCTCGCAAACTGGATTAGTGCAACCATAACAATACTTGTCAGATTCATTGTTGGCGCAAGAGCAGGAGACGCATTTATCTTTTTTATTTGTCATTTTTAGGTCCAAAGGTCTAAATAGTGTTCTGCGAATAACTTGAGTCCTTCTTTTACTTTCTCGTCGTGTTCTTTTAGGGGAGAAAAATCCCATTCTCTTTTGTCTAGGTGTTTATATTCCACACTACCATCATCATACTTTATCATGTTGCAGCGTGAATCCCAGTTCTCTGGTTTTATTGGCTCTGGGGGGTTGTCTTGGTTTTCGAAGCTCCAAATAATTTGATCTAAGATGCCTTGCCACTTTTTCATTCCGTATTCATGACGTACTTCCCAATTTTTATCGTAATCTGGGTTATCCCCTACGAGAATGTGAGATGTGTCAAGCTCATTGTCTTCTATAAGTCCAGCGGGGAAGCCATTAGCTTCTTTTTTGAGCTGTTTCAAGCGGGGAACCATCCATTTTGCAGAAGCATGCCTCAAGTTCCGCGCTTCTTCACGAGGAAAACCAACAGTTAGTTTTTGGTACTGTTTCTTAAGCCAATATTTAACATCTCTAAACCGCCAATAAGGTTTGAGGTAAAACCAAAGCTCATACCAAGAAGCTGGTTTGAAATCGCCAAACATTTTATCGACGACTTTTTCTTCGACTATTTTTCTGTCTTCCATCAGTCTTTATTTTGTTAAGCTTCTTCTTTAAGTATTTGAAGTATGGATCTAGCCAGACTAACGGCCTTTTTTTTGCTTAAAATAACATCCCAGCAAAGGTTTTTGGAATCGTCAACTTCTTGTGAGTTACAAGAATAGTGAGTGATGGAGATACCCTCCTCATCATTATACTTAGTTACTCTTAGGAGATGGGCTTGACAGTCGCAATCGGTGACTATGTCGTGAGTAATATAGTCTTTATCATCTGCTATAAAGTCGTTCATCTCGGGGTCATTTTTTTAAGGCTCCAAGAGCTAAGTTTAGAAAGATGTTTATGCAGAAAATTAAAAAACTTATATTTAATAGTTCTTTGGAAAGCGTCTCTTTCTTTCATTTTCTCTTTCCAGTTCTTTTCTCTTTCTTTAGCTTCTTCGGCTGTTTCCTGTAATTCAAATTTAATAAGACGCTTAGAGTCCAAAACTCCATTATTAAAAGTGAAGCAAAATTCAACCCAATAAAAGTCTCCTCTTTCGTCTTGAATTGAATTGTAGAAATTGACGCTTCCGGTGTAGAAGACAAATTCATACGTTGGCTTTTTCGGAGCGGGTTCGGATTCCATTGTCCAGCCAGTTTTCTTATTTATATAAAGTTTCCGACTGTGGAGCTTGTATTGAAAAAGAGCGTTCTCAAGACATTTTGTTTGGTAGTTATTGTCTTTGATTAACTTCTCCTGCTCTTTTGTTAATAAGCCTTTAAGATAAGACTTCGGTACAATTATATCATCAAACATTCCCATAATTATCTCCAAGTGTTACCGCTAATCCAAGAAACTAAAGAGTATCTATTTCCAGACCGCAAGGGTTCTACTTTATGCATTAAAAAAGACGGAAAGAGTATAACGCTACCCTGTTTTTTACTAGGCACTAGCAACTGCCCTGTGTTAATAAGCAATTCGCCGCCTTCGTAATCTTTTTCATCACTTAGTTGTACGACTATGCTTATTTTTCTTTTAGACATGTTTGGGCCAATGTCAGGATGCCAGTCGTAATGTCTTCCCTCCCCTTCGTATTCTGTGAATTGCAGTTTTTCTGTAAATCCGTATAAATCTAGTTTGAATATCTGCCTGTTAGCCTCAATGGCCATGCGACCTAATTCATCTACTAGCCATCTAATGCTTGGGTCTTGATAATCAATCCATCTTATAGTGCTAGATCTGATAGATGACGGCTCGCCCCCTGCTCCCGAAAAAGTTTGCCCACCTTCTTGAGGGTAAGTCTTGCCTATATTTATTATTTCTTGGCATTGGTCTGGAGAGAAAAAAGACTCAAACCAAAAATATTGAAGAAGATTTTTATTCTCTTCTTGTGCGGCTAGGCCGAAATCAATCATTTGCAACTTGCCTTTCTTGCCATCTGTTGTGAGCATCTAAGACAACTGTGCTAGCTTTTTTACCATTTTTCCATTCGCCAACTTTTACAGTGTTAGTTCGGTCTATTTTATAAATTCGAAAAAACTGTTTATAAATTTTCAAATGCTCATCTTCTATAGAAGACAAGCGTGGGTAGCGACTTTTTGGTGCCCAATGAGGAACGGCAATTACTTTATAATCTATTTCATTGTTATCAACAAAATCAAGAACACCTAAAACTCTGCATTTTACTAAGCTGCCTCTATCTATTGGGTCGTGATTAAAAATCAGAACATCAAGAGGGTCATTATCTAGGGCAAAAGTTTGAGTTATAAAACCATAATTGACTGGATATTGTAATGACGAAACTAGGCATCTCTCAAGCTCAAAAATATTATGCTTTTCATTGTACTCATATTTAGTGTTAGTACCTTTAGGAATTTCAACAATGCAGCTTACATGATCAAACCCGTCTTTTGTAATTGGGATATCATTTACTAAGTTTGTTTGATTCATAGTGTAATATAATATATGAACTTACTAGTTCATGCTCCCTTGTGCGAGCCTCCTACGGAGTCTCTGCCGTTCAGATATGTTTTATCTTGCGCAAAAATAGACTGCAGCGCAAACGTTCTTCTAGAATGCGAGCAAGGCACAGAAGATATGTACTGGCAGTTTATGAGATCAAGAGGTATGTTTGATTTTATATCTGACATTGTTTGGCCGCTACAAGAAAAAGGCATAAGTCTTGATATAAAAATTAGAAGACAAAGAGCGACTATTCTGACTAAATACGTAAGATTTGAGAATCAAGTTGAAATAGTCAAACAAATGAAAGATAGACTTATTCTGCCGTAGCAGAAGTCAGCTTTGCCTCTAGGACTTTTACAGCCTCTGTAGCTTCTACAGCTCTAGTTGCTGCTTGCTGAGCCATATTTTCAAACTGTTTAGCTTCTTCAGCAGAAGCGTCAGCAGCTTTTCTTGCGTCATTTGCAGCATCTTGGATAGCAGACGCACATCTACGGTGCGACTCCAGCATCATCTTAATGTGATTACTCATACAACTTATTATAGCCCGCCAAGGAACTTTTTATAAATTTCTTTTAGGTCTTTTAGAAAAATAGATGTCATTTCAACCCTAGCCGCGTCTACATCGTCCATAACAGTGGTTTCACGCAGAATAGATTCGTACTTTTTTCTAGCATCCTCAAAAGCTTTATGAGTTTCTTTGGGTTTATTGCGTTCAAACTCGGAGATATTAGGCATTTTCTTTATCCTTTCTTAGCATTATTTCCTTGACTTTATTGACTCTATTGATTATTTTGTCAAGCTCTACTAATTCGCCATTAAGCTTTTGGCCGCGGTTTTCGTTTAGATGTTGAGAAAGGGCTATCATTTCGCATGAAATTTGACCCAACATAAAAGACTCGGAGGCGAATTTGAATCGTGACATTGTTGTATACAGAATGTTACATCAAAAGTCGTCCTCAAGGGAACCGGATTGTTGATATTCCCTTACTCTCCTTTCGAAGAAGTTACCCATTGCTTGAACGTCAACTACTTCTCCAAGCCAAGGAAAGGGGTTTTTGTCGGATTCAAACCTATATTCAAGGCCAATACCTTCTAATCTGCGGTTGCCGATGTAGTGCATGTAATCCACGAACATCTCAGCGTTAAGACCAAGAATCCCCCTAGGCAGAACATCTTTAGCGTAAGCTATTTCAAGCTGCACAGCTTTTTGTATGTGTTCAGTTACTTCCTGCTGAAAAGATTTTGTCCAAATTTTAGGGTTTTGCTCTATAATTTGATTGATTACATAAGTTCCAAATTGTATATGAGAACTTTCGTCTCGAAGAGTATACTTAATTTGATCAGCAATCCCTTGCATTTTATTTTGACGACCGAGAGCCAAAAGCATTGCAAAACCGCTAAAGAAAAATATACCTTCACAAACAATCCAATAAGTAATAAAGTTTCTTAAAATCTCTTTTTTTCCTTCTTGAGTATGAGGATTGAAGTCTGGCCTACTCAAATCGGTAGTAATACTCATTAAGAAATCATCCTTAGCCTTGATAGATGGAATATTTAAGTAAGCTTGATATACCTCATCTATTTTAAGGTCTAAAGAATCACAAACATAAACAATAGTTAGGTTGTGGAGACTTTCTTCGAACGCTTGCCGAAGAATATACTGACGACACTCAGCATCAGTGATGTACCTAAAACCAGACAATAATAGATTATTACCAACAAGAGATTCACTACCGGCAAAGAAGCCGAGTGAACGTTTGACCAAAAGTTTTTCATCATCTGTTATGTCTCCGTTTTTCCACTGCTTAATATCGTCTGCCATAGATATTTCCGTTGGCATCCAATTATTAGCGCAACCTTTAAGGAATAAGTCCCACGCAGTCTTGTGTTTGTGCGGTAAAATACAATTTACACCCGCAACATCTTTTCCTAATATATTTCCAGTTTTTGAGTCGTTCATCTTTGTAAATTATTGACAGGCTTCGCAAGCTTCGGGGTTAGCGATAGAGCAAGCTATCTGTTCTTCTTCCGTATACTCTTTCTTGGTTGATTTCTCAACTTTAGAAGCTCCACGGTTTCTTAAATAGTAAGTTGTCTTGAGTCCAGCTTCCCACGCGGCCATATAGATATCATTTAGATATTTGAGACTTGTATTCTTGTTGTACAAATTAAAAGAAATACCTTGATCTATCCATTTTTGGCGAGCAGCGTTACATTCAATCAGCTTGAACATATCACGGTCAAATGCAGTTTTATACTTCTCTTTGTACTTTTCTGGAATGTCTAACAGCGTGACATCCCCGTCCGCTTCTTTAACAGCTTCCGCGAATCTCGGGCTCCACAAACCCTCCTTCTTCATGTCTTCGACGAACTGTTCGTTTGTGATGTAGAAGTTTCCACTTTTGTTTTCGTAGACGAAGAGGACTGAGAAGTTCGGCTCGATGCTCTGCTCAACACCATTGATATACCCAATAGTGGCAGTAGGAGCAATTGCCATAATGTTGCTATTTCTGATTCCATATTTTGAAATACTTTCTCTTACTTCTGACCAATTCAATTTACCCCCCACGGGCTTGCTTCCAGATTTTTTTCTAAAATCTAGCAACTTGTTATACGTGTCTATTGGGAGTTGGCCTTTATCCCACAGTGAACCCGAAAAGGTTTTGTAGCTGCCTCTTTCCTGAGCTAGTTCGCTAGATGACAGTATGGCGTTGTAAGAGAAGAACTCTGTAAGCTCATCAATGTATTTGACAGCTTCGTCAGAGTCGTATTGGACATCAACTAATTGAAGCACGTCATGAGTTGCCATCATGCCTAAGCCAACTGGACGGTGCTGCAAATTTGAATTTGCTGCTTCCTTAGTTGGATAGAAATTTAAATCAACAACATTGTCTAGCAAACGAACAGCAGTTTTAATTGTACTAGCAAGCAAATCACGATTTAACTTAAATTTGCCAGACTCGTTTTGAATAAGATGGTTCTTCAAATTGACGCTGCCAAGATTGCAGACAGCAGTTTCGCCAACTATAGTTTTTTCTCCGTCTTTATAAACTGACGGCTTAGTATGTAGTAAAATTTCTGTGCAAAGGTTGCTAGAATGTACCGTGCCTTCATGTTGATTACTGTAACGAATGTTTGACGGGTCTTTAAAAGTAATCCAAGGGTGAGATGTCTCAAATAAAACTTTTAACATCTTCTTCCAAAGCTCTTTAGCTTTTATCTTGCGAAAGTTTTTAAGTTCTCCCGCTTCCGCTTTGTCTGCCATCTGCTCGTAAACAGCCGTAAAACAGTCACCAAAAGCTTCGTGCAAATCTCTAGACTCGGACGGGCAAAACATATACCAATCTTCATCATTTTGAACCTTTTGCATGAATAAATCTGGAATCCATGCAGCGGTATTCATGTCATGGCAGCGAAGCCTTTCGTCGCCAGTATTGCGGCGAAGGTTTAGAAAATCCTCAAAGTCAAGATGCCAAGGCTCTAAGTAAGCGCATCCTGCGCCGGGCCTTTTGCCGCCTTGATTTACCGCGACAAGTGTGTCGTTGAAGATTTTGAGCCATGGCACAAGACCTCCAGAAATCCCGTTTGTCCCTTTAATGAAAGCGCCAGAAGACCTAAAATTAGTAACATCAAAGCCCAAGCCTCCAGCGTATTTACTCTTACGTGCTTCTTGCCAGACTCCCTCGAAGATTCCGTCAATACTATCATCGAATGTATTTAAATAACATGAACTTAGTTGCGAGTGAGTAGTCCCACTATTAAAGAGAGTAGGGGTGGAAGGAGTGTAAAGGAAATTGCTAAATAAGTTATAGAACTCAATAGCCCGTTCTTCTCTGTTGTCTTCATTTAAAGCTAGCCCCATCGCCACACGCATCCAAAAAGCTTGTGGTGACTCGACTATTTTATTATTTACACGAATAAAGTATCTGTCAATTAAAATTTGTAAACCAAGGTACTTAAATTTCTTGTCTCTTTCGGGGTCGATAGCTTCTGAGAGTTTTTTTAAATCAAAATTTAAGAGTTCAGGGTTTGCTATCTCGTTTTTTACTAGTTTCTTGATACCTTGAACAAAGGACTTGCGATATTGTAACTCAAAAGTATCAGAGTCCACGCTTTCGCGGAAAACTTCTTTGTATAGCGCGTTTGCAGCTAAGGCAGCAGCAACTTTGCTGTAATTTGGTTCTTTTTCTATTTTAGCTCTAGCAGACAGAATTAAAGCATCATCAATTTCTTTTGTCGTTATCTTGTCGTAAAGCTGAAGTTGCGCATCTAGGATAATTTCACTAGCCGAAACATTATTTCCCCCTATGCCTAAACACGCTCTATATGCACACTTGTTGATTTTTTCAACATCAAAACTTTCTAATTTACCGCTTCTTTTCTTAACCTTGATATCCATTATTTGACGAGTTATTTTACACCTGACAAGAGCAGGTTTGTCACCTTAATTCATTTCTGGTCGTAAGTCAAGCTTATTTTTCGACTATCTCAAGAGATTTGTCCCCGGTTTTCATTCGAAGCGTTTTCAAATAAGCTTCGGCTTTTGTTTTACCTTCTTCGGAATAATCGAAAGCCCCGTATCTCCAGTTGCTTTTCTTAGAAATAATTAGATAATACTTTTTCTTAGATTTCACTGGAGATTATTTCTTTATAAAGTTTAGCGATACTTTCGTCTAAGATATCCAGCTCTCTTTCTTCGGCGTGGACTTTGCTGAGAATAAGCTGCATTTCTTTTCTTACTGTTGAAATTCTTTCATTTAAATCTGGCAGCCATTGATTTTCTTCTATTTCATCGCATTCAGCAAAACACTTTTCCATTTTTGCCTCCCAAAAAGCTATAGACTCTAGGATTATGTCTATTTTAGAAGATAGTTTTTCAATTTCTTGGAACTTTTCTTTAGTGTCATTCATCTTTCAAAATTTCTAGACAGGTCTTTAGTTGGTGGCACCAGATGTCTTCTCCTGTGCGATTAGGATTTTCCATATTATCTCTTATTTTAGATAATTGTAGAAGATATTCTAAAATTTTAATAACCTCGGGGATTTTTTCTAAAGTTTTGTTAGACATATCTATATATATTTACACAAAAAAGGTCGCTACTTAAGCAGCGACCAATTTGACAATTATTATGATTCTTATGTCAAGTTTATTTTATGGATATAGGTATTTTTTTAGAAATGTCTTTTCTAGGAACAGAAAGCTCCAGAATACCGTTAGTTAGTTTTGCGGATAGTTTTTTTCTATCTGCTTTTTGCGGCAGTTCGTAGCATCTGCTGATAGTTCGTTTTTTGCCGCCGACTTCAGCTTCTCCGTTTAGTTTAACGTAGTCTTCTTCTACCTCCACTTTTAGATTGTCTTTACTAAAGCCGGGCACTTCCAACACGGCCTCAAAAGAGTTATCTTTTTGAGAGAAAGGGTGAAGAGTTGTAGTTTGATCTGCAAATAGCAAATCTTCAAATAATTTATATGGACTATTATGTAATAACATAGTACGACTCTTTTAGCTAGAGCCGTGCCAAGTTGTCTGGTGTGTAGAAAAGTCCCTATTTAAAGGGTTGCTTGGGAAAGAATGCGTTTATACTTGAGACAGCTGTGCCATATCGACAGACCTTATGTCGTACATGCTTACAACATTGTCTCTATTTAAACTGTCTCTAATTAAAAAAGAATCATCGTTTACAGTTTCTTTAATTTCTCCGATCCAAGTTATGTTATTTTCAATAACTTTAACTTTTTGGCCTATCATTTTTTTATTGTAATCTAATTTATTACTCATTTGTTATAGTTAGTATGATTTGGTCATCGTGATAAAAATTTATAGGTTCTTCAAACTTAGAAGTAGCAATATTTTTAAAATCTTCAGATAAATTTTGCACTGATTCAGCCTTCCTCATTTCGGCGGCTCGTATTCTAGATTTTTTTTTGCAGTTACAACCCACATTGATATTGTTGAAGGCGAATAAAAAATTAGAGATAAAGTTATCAGAGGCATAAAGACCCTCTAATTCGTCCAAAAAAGATTTGTATTCAAAAGCTGTCCTTATTTCAGTCATTGAAAAAAGTTTTCTCTAAATACTTAAATAGAAGCAAGGATAAGACATAATATGCTCCAAGTAATTTTACGCTGCAGAATAAACTTACACATAAACTTGCCCAAGCTGCTAAACAGAAAGGGCAGGATAAAAGTTTAAAAATAAAAAATTTGAGTTTGTTTTTAGTGTTTTTACAAGCTAGGAACTCAAATAAGGTAATATCTGGGTTTTCAGTGGAGATTTTTTCATAATCTTTTAATTTAAATCCAGCTAACGCTAAGTAGGATACTAAAAAGTCAGTTTTAAACCAAATAAATAAAAACGATGAAATAAAGCAGACAGGAGCCAGCAAATCAAACGCCACTACTTCCAAAACCTCCTTCATTTCTTTCAGAGTCTTCTAGTTCTTGTACTTCTTGCCATTGCGCAGAATAACATTTTTCAATTATGATTTGTGCGATCCTATCACCTTGTTTTATGTCAATTTTACCAAATTTGCCAAAAAAGTTTTCATAAGGTGTTTTGCTCGGAAGGTAAGGCGTTATGTTAACTAATAATACTTTTAGTTCACCTCTGTACCCAGAGTCTATTACACCTGCCATGACATCCAGACCCTTTTTCACGGCCAAGCCACTACGCGGGGCTACTCTACCATAATACCCCTCTGGGATCTGAATTTTTATGCCTGTGGAGATAAGTTTTCTTTCAAGTGGGTTAATTGAGCAAGAATCTGTAGAGTAAAGGTCGTAGCCTGCGTCGGTCGACGTATTTCTGCTAGGGCAAACTGCAAAGTCTGAAATTTTTTGGAACTTAATTTCCATGGACTGAATTTTGCCTGTTTTTTGATGAAAAGTCAAATCTTTTTTTGTTTAAAAAAAGTATTGACATAACATAAGAAAAGACGTAAGCTGCGTCTCGGATAGGCGAGCTCTATTAGCCGCTCGCCCCCGGTCGCTAAAAGCGTGGCTCTGTTTGTAGGAGACTTTACAACCACGGAAAGTTGTTGCGGATAGAGGGAGAAGGACGAAAGTCTGAAGAACCTAATTACAACGGACAACGGTGAGGCAGACAGATCAACATATGGGAACTAGGCCTCCTGTGAACCCTAAAAAGTTAGATCTGTGGAAATTTAAGAGGGAAGTAAAGCGACCCGGTCGTCTAGAACGAGTTCATTTTTTTTTGAACAGGCGCTAGAACGGAAAAAGTCTCCGTGTCTATCGACACGAAGACTTTTAAAGGGAAGTTATTATTATATATCTTAACGTTATGTTAAACGTAATAATAACGATACGATAACATAAATTTAAACGTAATGGAACTTAACGGAATCAAAACAAATCTTAGCGTAATAGGTATCGCAGGCGTAGCGGGTAGCGGTAAAGATACGTTTGGTAAAATCATAGGTAATGTATTTGAAAACAGCGGCGGGAAAGTTAATTATTTATCTTTCGCGGCTAAGCTCAAGGCAGAAGTATCTGAGATATCTAAAAAACTTTATGATATAGACCCAATAAACTGTACCAGAGAAGAAAAAAACCTAATTCGTCCGCTTTTATTAGCGCACGGCGCGATAATGAGAGAAAAGACACAAGGTCAATACTGGATAAACTCAATAAAAAATTTGATTATTGAAAATAATATTAATATAATAACGGACGTCAGGTTCTGCGAATACGAATGCGACGAAGTTGACTGGATACAATCAAATGGGGGCATTGTCGTTCATATTACTAGGTTTTTTGAAGAAAACGGGCAAAGAATTTACATCATGCCCGATAATGAGTACGAAAAAAGAAACGATAAAACTTTAAAAAATAAAGCGGACTACTCTTTTTCGTGGCCTACGGACATATCAAAACAAAAAAAATATTCAGAAAAGTTTTTTAAGTGGCTTGTAAAAAATTACTTTGAAGAATGATATTTTAAAAGATTATGATAGCGAAGTTTACCCTATCTTTGCTACCTTGGGTATAAACGCCCACCTAAATTTTAAAAACACAACGTATCTGCATCACTTTACAAGTAATGCGGATGCTGAATTTTATTATTTTATAAAGTTATTTAGCCGCATCCCTTATTTTAAAGAAAGTCATAAAGATAAAGATATATATTTTCTTTCAGTTCATTTGTACACCTACGACCACTTAGGTTTAAGAGTAGATGTAATCCAAAACGGAGATTTTTACGACACTTTAGAGGATGTGATAGATATTATCTATCCGATATCCACCTACTTCTTAAAACACCACAAATACATTTTAAGTTTTAACGGTGAGGATAAATACTCTTTCGTTAAATATAAACAAGCTTTAGAGTCATGGAAAAACGAAATCTTAAATTACTAAAAGATTCATATCTTATACAAGATATAAAACTAAACGCAGATGAAGATAGCTTAAAAGAGCTTCATGATAGATATAAAAATATGTATTACAACTTCGCTCATAAGTTTAAAAATTTCTTTAAAATGAACAGAATAGACTTCAATGAAGTTTTAAATGATTCTATGTACATGATATACGACTCTGCCAAAACTTTTGACGATAATAAAAACATAAAATACATAACTTGGTTAGGTAGTAAAATTAAGTTTTACTTTCTAAACAAATCTATTGATAAAGATAAAAATTATTCTATTTTGGATTTTAAAGAGTCGCAAAAAGAATTAGACGACTTATCTACACCTAAAAATTTAGAATCTAATAAATCTGTAGATACCAGCTATAATGATATTATTTCAATACTGCACAAACACCCTGACAAAAGAGTTGTGAAGATATTTGAAAAGAGATATTGCCCAAACTCAAGAAAGCCTCCGACTTGGAGAAATATTTCTAAAGACTTCGACTTAAGTTCTCAAACAATCATCAACCTGCATACAAAAGGTATAAAATACCTAAGAAAAAAGATTAAAAATTTCACGTAAAAAAAACTTGACATATCACAAGAAAGCAGGCATAATAACTTTCGTATGAGCAATACATACAATAAAGACGAAAAACGCAATGAGTGGAAAGAGCGCGAAGTTGGCGCTCTTTGGGTACAGAAAAGTGCAAAGGGTCAGAAATACATGACCGGTCACATTTCTGTGAGTCCTACTAACGAGAACACGAAGGTTGTTATCTTCGAGAACTCTGGCAAGAAGGACGAGAACGGTAAGGTGAAGAATGAAAAGGCCCCCGACTTCCGGGTGTACCTTTCTGAGGCTACTAAGTCTTCTTCAGCTCCAAAACAAGAGGCTGCTAAGGAGGCCGATACAGCATCTGTCCCTTCGACAGATGAAGAAGTTCTGTTTTAATGCGGGATTTCTCCTTACAATTACCTGTCAATTCTGTTAGTTTTGGTCAGGTAAGTGTAGCCCTCTTGCGTGAATTTCATGCAAGGGGGTTACAACCTTGTTTATTTCCTATTGGAAATAATATTGATCTTCATTCTCAAGAGAATGCTAGTGAAGACTTCCAGAAGTGGTTGCAGTCTTGCATTGCTAAGCGTTTTGAGCATCATTCTAGATCGAATCCTACATTTAAGCTCTGGCACTTAAATGGCAGTTTAGAATCTTTTAGCGAGAAGCAAATATTATTTACCTTTCATGAACTTGACGAGGTGACGCCGGTAGAAAAAAATATAGCTCGAAACAATACAACTGTTTTTTCATCAAACTATTCAAGGGAAATATTTCAATCTAGCGGAGTAGATAACACCAAGTACATACCACTTGGCTTTGATAAAGATAATTTTCAAATTAAAGAGCAGTCATACTTAAAAGATAAGATTGTTTTTAATCTTACCGGCAAGCTCGAGAAAAGAAAGAATCATAAGCAAGTCATACAAACTTGGCTTAAAAAATACGGAAATAATAAAGATTATGTTCTTCAGTGCGCTGTAAGTAACCCTTTCTTAAAGTCTGAAGATTTCTCTAGAATCCTTAATGATATACTAGAAAATAAAAGTTACTTTAATATAAACTTTTTGGGTTCTATGCAGAAAAATAGTCTTTATAACGACTATTTGAACTCCTCTAATATCATTCTAGGTCTTTCTGGCGGAGAAGGCTGGGGACTGCCTGAGTTTCAGTCTGTCGCATTAGGAAAACACAGTGTTATCTTGAATGCCACAGGATACAAAGACTGGGCTAACGAAGAAAACTCTGTGATGGTGCAGCCCAACGGCAAAAGAGATGTTTATGATGGCGTGTTCTTTCATAAAGGGCAGCAGTTTAATCAAGGTAACACATTTACTTTTGACGATGACGAATTTATCGAAGGTTGTGAAAAGGCAATAGAAAGATATAGGTCAAACCCAGTAAATGAAGAAGGTATAAAACTTCAAGAAAAGTTTACATATAAAAACACAGTCGATAAAATTATTGAAGCAATCGAGGAGGTCTAATGCCAGAATATATATATGAGAATCCAGACACCAAAGAGCAAATAACTGTCTGGCAAAGTGTCCATGAAGCCCACGAATACGAAGTAGATGGTGTTGCTTATGATAGAATATATACAATTCCACACGCTTCGATAGATACTAAAATTGACGCCAATTCAGAAGCAGATTTCAAGGCTAAGACTAAAGCTAAAACTTACGGCGAGTTATGGGATCATTCTTCTGAGATGTCTGCTAAAAGAGCAGAAGAACACGGAGGTAAAGACCCTGTGAAACAAAAGTTCTTTGAGACAAACTCTGAAAAAAGAGGCGGAAAAAAACACGCCAATGAAGGGTAAGATTTTATTTGTCATGCCAAGGTCCGCAGGAGATGTACTTTGCAGTACGTCTCTTTTGCGTTCTATAAAAGAGATGTACCCAGAATGCACCTTGCACTTCGCTACAGAAAGAATTTTCTTTGATATACTTAAAGATAATCCGTATGTAGACGAAGTTATAGAGTACCAAGACCACATGAGAAATATATTTCAATTAGAAGGTATTGGAGATCACAAAGGGGAATATGAAATAGCTTATCTACCTTTTTTAAACTCTCAGTCTATAATGACTTACCAGCACAATACTCATACTAAAATAGCTTACCCGATTACAACTTTTAAAGATTCTCACGAGTATGCACTTTCTTGAATGCTACGCTTTAAACTGCGGTTTAAAAATAGACAAACCTTTTATAAAAGAAGAAGAGTGCGAGATACCTTCTTCTGATTACATAACTTTTCATGGAGCCAAAGACTTTCAATCTAAATCATACGCTTTCTGGCAAGATGTTATTGACACAATAAAAGCAGAAAAACCCCAGCTTGAAATAGCTCAAATAGGCCCAGAAAACAATAATCCAAGATACGATAATACTTTAGATTACGTAGGTAAAACTAATTTCAACCAATCTGCCTACTTAATGAAAAGTGCCAAGCTTCATTTAGGTATAGATAGTTTCCCCGCTCATTTAGCTTCTTGTTACGAAATACCTAGCGTAGTAATTTACTCTCACACATACAAAGAGCAATGCTATCCTTTCTTTACTAAATTAAAAAATCTTAAGTTAATTCAAGCTCCTCTAAATACACATAGACCTAGCTACTCATCTCAAGAAAAAAATCCTTGTATTAACAATATACGACCTCTAGAAATCGTTTCAGCGGTAAATGAACTTCTCAGTAATACTTAACACTAGAAAGCGGCCGATGTATCTAGACTCGGCAATAAACTCTCTTATAGATACTGCCGATAACCCTGACTTAGTAGATTTTTGGGTAAGATATGACAATGATGATGAGCTAACAAAAGAGTATGTAAAAACAGACCCTTTTAATATACGTAAAGTTAAATTTTTATCCGGTCCAAGACCAAACAATTTACATACAGAGCTTAATATTTTAGCTGGCGCTAGTTTTGGTAAGTATATATTTGTACTTAACGACGATTGCGTAATGCAAACGAAAGGATGGGATACAGACGCTTGTAGCTTGCTAGATAATTCTTTTGAAGACGGCATATGCTACGGTCAAACTTTTGATACTAGCGCAGATAAGCCAGACGGGGCGGAGTACTCTTCCTTTCCTATTGTTTCTAGAAAAGGCTTTGAGGCTTTAGGATATTTTATGAAAGAAGAGTTTGTGGGGCTAGGAGGAGACAGTTCTATTTACAGAATTTACAAAGAGGTCGAGAGGGTCGTCGATTTAAAACATATAGTCATAGACCACATATTTCATAATACGATAGAGAAAGTTATGTCGCCTGACGAGACAGCACAGCAAATGAGAGAGAACTCTTGGCGTGAAAATGTGGATCCCTTTTCTATTAACATAGAAAAAGATTTGGAAAAACTTAGAAAATCTTTATATAATTAGTTGTGGACAGAAAATACTTACCCACCTTCGCCGAACTAGCTGACAGAATGTCTATCTGCATTCTTAAGTCTATTTTTATTCCAGAAAATAAAGATTCCTACGACAAGGAAGTTGAAGACATAATGCATGACTTAGACCGCATGTGCGAAGAGAGCGACATCAAATTAAATTCTGAAATAATTAAAGCTGTTATGATCATTATGCTTTCTAATAGATACATTTGGGAAAACGAAAGCAAATGCAGGAGCGGCGAAGATCAAGACTTGTCCGCCTTAAAGCTGACCCACTCGATTAACGGAGTTAGAAACACAGCTAAGAATATTTTGTCGAAAGGTTTAGGGGAAAGAGTCGATTTAAAGATTGATTGCTTGGCAGCAGAATTAAAATCAGAGTTTCAAAACTGGGACATATTTTAAATGAAAGTTCTTATTACAGGAGGCGCAGGATATTTAGGAACTGTACTGACCGAGGAGATACTTAATAGATTTCCTTACGCAAAGGTTATTGTTTACGATAACTTGATGTACAAGCAAGACGGGCTCTTTAGTTTTTTTAAATACCCTAAAGATAGGTTTGAGTTTGTCTACGGAGATGTAAGGGACAAAAAATCTTTACTAGAGCAGTTGCAAAAGCTAGATAAAGATAACGACTATGTTATTCCTTTAGCTGCAATTGTCGGTTTCCCTGCCTGTGCCAGAGACGAAAAACTTGCTGCGGCAGTTAACTTCGAGCATGTAAAGTATATTGTTCAATCTACTAAATGCAGGATAATTTATCCTAATACAAACAGCGGATATGGAGTCAGTGACGGCGAGGCTCACTGCACAGAAGAAACCCCTCTTGCGCCTATCTCTGTTTACGGCAGAACAAAGTGTGACGCAGAAGAATGGGTTCTCGGTGCTGGCCACACTTCTCTTAGGCTGGCTACTGTATTTGGCACTTCTTACAGGTTTAGAAAGGACCTGCTTGTGAACGACTTTGTTTTGAGGGCTGTTACAGATAGCTGCATCACTTTATTCGAAAGTTCTTTTAAGAGAAACTTTATACATATTAGAGATGTCGCTCATGCTTTTATCCATATGTTTGGACATAGATCACATCCAAACACTGATGGGTCAACTATTTTTATAGACGATGACAATAATCCTTTTAGTCCATATGGGCAATCTTATAACGTCGGTTTGTCTAGCGCTAATTTTTCAAAGCTTGAACTCTGCGAAAAAATCAAAGAGCACGTCCCCGGATTCGTTATCACAAAAAGCGAAATGAACTCCGATCCTGATAAAAGAAACTATATAGTTAGTAATGATAAGCTTGAGGCGACAGGATGGGAAGCTAGAGTAGATATAGATAAAGGCATTGAAGAACTGATAAGAGCTTATCAAGTATTTAATAAAGCTAACGTAAAACATACTAATTTATAATGAAGCATCCATTGATGTCAGACAACATTAGTAAGGAAGACTTAAATGTTTTAGTTGATTTTTTATCACAAGACCCTCAACCTATACTTACTAATAATAAAAGAGTTAGGCAGTTTGAAGAGGAGTGGGGCAGTTGGCTGGGTATGCCAAATAACTTAATGGTAAATTCTGGTTCTTCTGCGAACCAAATTACTTTTCTGGCCCTGAAGCAAATGCTGCCCGAGGGAGCAGAAGTTATAGTTCCGCCCATCACTTGGATATCTGACATCTCCGCAGTTTTGCAGAACGGCTTTACTCCTGTCTTCTGCGATATTAACCCAAAGACTCTTGCGATAGATGAAGACTGCCTATTAGACAAAATCACTAGAAAGACAAAGGTAGTTTTTCTAACTCATGTGTTAGGCTACAATGGTTTAACGGATAATATCTTAAAGTTGTGCAAAGATAATGATCTGATTCTAGTAGAGGACGTTTGCGAATCTCACGGTGCAACTTTCAAAGGCCAAAAGGTTGGTACTTTTGGAGACATATCAAACTTCTCTTTTTATTATGCTCACCATATGACTTCAATTGAAGGCGGCATGGTCAGCACTACTAATCCTGAGATCTATCAATTATGCAGAATGTTCCGCTCTCACGGCATGCTTAGAGAGGCGACAGACGACACGCTAAAGCAAGAGTATATAGATGACTATCCAGATCTAAACTCAGATTTCATTTTTACCGAAGCAGCGTATAACTTTAGAAGCACAGAAATAAATGCCGTCCTCGCATCTAACCAACTTAAAAGATTAGATGATAATAATAAACAGAGGAATAAGAATCACTATACTTTTATGAACAATCTAGACTCAGAAAAGTTTAGAACTGATTTAAATCATGAAGGTAACTCTAATTATGCGTTTACTCCGATCTTAAATGAGCCCGACTTTAATTTAAGAGATAAAATAGAGGAAAAACTAAACAAGCATGATATAGAGTTTAGAAGGGGTCTTTCTGGTGGAGGCAGCCAGATTCGTCAGCCGTATATAGAAAAGTATGTTAAGAATTTTAATATTAAAGTCAACGGCGTTTACAAGGCTCCTAACCCACTAGACTATCCAGAAGCAGATCACTGTCATCATTTTGGATGGTACATCGGAAACTATCCTGAGTTAGGCGAATCTAAAATTAATTACATAACAGAAATTTTAAATGAAGAATGATTTAGACGTATTACTCGTTCATCCTAACGGGTCGAAGAAAATCTACCAAGATTTAAGTAAGACTTTCTCTGCTTACGAACAGCCTATCTGGGCTGGGATGATAGCTTCTTATCTAAACAACAAAGGTTACAATGCTAACATTTTAGACTGCGAAGTAAACCAACTAACAGAAGAGGAATCTATAGAAAAAATTAAATCTTATTCACCTAAGATTATCTGTATGGTTGTTTACGGCCAGCAACCTTCTGCTTCTGCCCAAAATATGTACGGGGCGGAAAGACTAATGCAGGCCCTCAGAGGGCAAGGCATGACAAGGTTATACGTAGGACTAGCGCCTTCTGCTTTGCCAGAGTTTATAATCTCTAGAGACGACGAAGTGTTAGTTTGCAGAGGGGAAGGCCCCAAAACAATCGAGGGATTACTTCAGTCTAAAGACTGCACCGACCCAACAGAGCTAGAAAAAGTGCCGGGCTTGTGGTTCTGGAATTGGAAGACTAAAGAAGTTAAGAGCGCTCACGTATCTCCAGTGATCTCAGACTTAGATAATGAGATCCCCACCATGTCTTGGGACTTGATGGATATGATGAAATATAGGACAGCTAACTGGCATAGCTGGACTAACGAGGCAGACCCGAATAACCAAACTCCGTTTGCAGCACTCTATACTAGCCTTGGCTGTCCATACAACTGCTCTTTCTGCTGTATTAATGCTCCATTCAACGACAATGGTACTATAAGAAATAGTTTTCGGCATTTTTCTCCTCAAAAGATTATATCTTTCTTTGATCAAATAGCAGACTTTGGTATCACAAATGTTAAGATAGCAGACGAACTGTTCGTTTTAAAACCAGCCCACTTTCTTGAGACTTGTAAATTAATTAAGGAAAGAGGTTATAAATTTAATATTTGGTGCTATTCAAGAGTTAACACTTTAAAAGAAGAATATATTATTCCTCTTAAAGAAGCTGGCGTTAATTGGGTAGGTCTTGGTATTGAGTCTGGAAATGCTCAAGTTAGGCTAGAAGTAACAAAAGGCAGATTCGAAGAAGTACATATTCAGGATGTTATAAATAAAGCTAGAAATGCTGGCATATGCGTTACCGGTAACTATATCTTTGGTCTTCCTACAGACACTTACGAAACTATGGAAGAAACTTTAAATGAGGCTATGACTACAGAAATTGATTACTTCAATGGTTATAGCTGCATGGCCTATCCGGGCAGCGAACTTCATAGACAAGCTGCTCAGAATAATCCAGAATATCTTCCGGAAAATAACGAGGCAGGATGGTTAGGGTATTCTCAGCATTCATACGAGTGTTATCCGCTACCAACTAATAACTTAAAAAATTGGGAAGTATTAAAGTTTAGGGACGAAGCTTTTATGCGCTACTTCACTAACCCAGAGTATGTAGACAGAATGGTCTCTAAGTTTGGAGATAGCTTTAAGCAAGAGATGGATAGAATGTTAGCTATAACTCTTCCTAGAAAAATTGTAGAAGAAAATGCGTCCTGACGAACTAATAGCTTTTGAAGAAGAGATAGCTGAGTCCTTTAACAACGCGCAGATACGCGCGCCCATCCATCTTTATAGCGGCAACGAGAAACATATAATTAATATTTTTAAAAATGTTAAAAAAGAAGATTATGTTTTTTGTACTTGGCGCAGCCACTATCAATGCCTACTAAAAGGCGTACCTAAGGATAGACTTAAAAAAGATATTTTGGCAGGTAAATCTATAACTTTATGTTATCCAGAATATAATATTTTTTCTTCTGCGATTGTTACCGGGTCTATTTCTATCGCTAACGGACGAGCTTTGGCAGAAAAGCTTAAAGGTTCTAGTTCTCATGTTTGGTGTTTCGTCGGTGAAATGAGTTCTGAGACAGGAGCATTTCACGAGAATGTAAAATACTCTACCGCTCACAATCTGCCTATTACTTGGGTTATAGAAGACAATGGCAAAAGTGTTTGCACTGATACTAGAGAAACTTGGAATATGAAAAATTTATCATACGAAGAGTTTGATTTACTTAATTCTAGAGGTAACGTTATTTATTATAAATATGATACCAAGTACCCACATGCGGGAGCAGGTAAAAGAATACAGTTCTAATGAAATATTTTGATGAGCTAAAAAAATCTATGGAGTGGCTTGCAAAAAAGCCAGACACACTATTCATAGGTCAAGCTGTTGAGGTCGCGGGCACAGGCATGAGTAACACTCTAAAAGATGTTTCTAAAGAAAAACTTTATGAGTTTCCTGTTTGCGAAGATATGCAGATGGGTTTTGTTAATGGGTTAGCGTTATCTGGAGATTATATCCCTGTTTCTATTTTTCCTAGATGGAACTTTTTACTTTTAGCCACAAATCAAATTGTAAATCATTTAGACAAAATACCTGAAATGTCTGATTACAGACCTAAAGTAATTATTAGAACTGCGATAGGAGCACAAAGACCCTTACACCCACAACACCAGCACGTCGGAGATTATACAGATGCTTTTAAACTAATGGCTCCTAACATAGAAGTTATTAGGCTTGATGAGCCTGATCAAATTTTTGAATCTTATCAAAAGGCTTACGAAAGGGAAGATGATAAGTCTACTATACTTGTAGAGTGGGGCGATTACTATAACGAAAAATGAAAAAAGATGTATCTATAATTTTACCTTCTATCAGGCCTAAAAATTTATATAAGTTTTATAAGGCTGCAGAAAAAGCCTGTAAGGAGAGAACTTTTGAAATAGTTATAGCGTCTCCGTATAATCTACCAGAGGAGCTGGAAGAGTTTGATAATATAAAACTTTTTAAAACACGCATGGCCCCAACTGCCGCAAAGCAGGCGGCTATCATGTTGTGCAACGCTAAATATCTCTATAATACTACAGATGACGGATTAATACAAGAAGGTTGTATAGATTTAGCTTGCGATACAATAGAGTGCAGGTTAGGAAAATATGAAGTTATAAATATGATTTATAATGAAGGATGCTTAGACGCAGACACTCTTGAGCCCTTATCTAACCATTCTTCTCACCACCCAGACAGCTACTGGAATGTAAACTATCACGGAGATTTAAGGCTACCTCTAATAAATCAAAACTGGAAGATGTGCATGCACTTCTTTATGAAGTTAGAAACTTTTAGAGAAGTCGGAGGTCTTGATTGCGAATGGGAATATTCTAATCATGCAATACATGACTTGATGTTTAGATTGCAATACTTAGGCGGCACTATCCACAATCTAAGCAAAACGGCTTTCTTATGTTCTCATTTACCAGAACATTCTGGCGATCATGGTCCAGTTCACGACGCCCAAACAGGACCGGACTCTAACAAGTTCTTAGGTATATACAATAACCCTAAAAATAATCTAGAAAATAGGTTAAAAATTTCATATAATAACTGGGAAAAGTGTCCCGACGTTTGGGCGAGAAGATTTAAGAAATGAAAAAAGCATTAATGCTAACTTGGCAAGGATATCAGGACAACGAAGTTCTGTATCCCATGTACAGACTTCATGAGGACAACTTTGAAGTAGATATTTTAGCCGAATCTAAAGGTTTTATTCATGGCATCTTAGGAACGAAGGTAAACGCTACATTCGAGAGCAAAGACCTAACTAACGACCACGTCAATGAGTATGATTTCCTAGTTATACCCGGTGGCGTCAAAGCTTTAGAAAAGTTGAGGCAGCAGCAAAATGTAATTGATTTTATTACTGCGTACAATGCCGCAGGTAAGACTATAGCTTGTATTTGTCACGGCGCCCAGATGCTAATCTCCGCTAAGGTTCTGCCGGGCAGAAAAGCTTCGGGGTATTACAGCATTAAAGATGATATAGAAAATGCAGGAGCAACCTATGTGGACGCACCAGCCGTAGTAGATAATAATTTAGTTTGTTGTCCTCATTACGACCACATGGGCGCGTGGCTAAAAGAAGCTCTTGATGTTTATACTAAAAAAAGATATGCTTGATGGACATTTCTTCCTCTATAGTAAAAAAACCTTGGGGGTATGAATATCTAGCTTTTGAAAACGAGCAGATTGCTATTTGGTTTCTTTGCATAAGAGAGAACGACTCTACTTCTTTTCATTGCCATCCTAATAAAAAAACTGGAATGTTCGTTTTGGAAGGCGAAGGCGTTCTTTCTTTTTTAAGCGGCAAAAGGTTTTTAGAAAGCTACGATTATACAGCTATCCACGCAGGGGTATTTCATTCAACTAAATCTTTATCTAAGGAGCTTCTTCTATTTGAAGTAGAGTCATCTAGGGATAAAAATGATTTGATAAGACTAGAAGACACCTACGGCAGAAAGCAAGGGTACGAGAACGAAAGCAACTGGGAGCCTAAAGACGATAAATGTTTTAAAATTACAGATGGGTCTAAATTTTTAAATTATAGATTTGATATCTTAAAACTTTCTGAGGATAAACTTAAATCTTTTAATGAGGATGAAATAATCATCCCTCTTAATGAAGACTGCGTTACTCCAAGTACACAACCGGGATTGTTTAAAGCTGGTAGTATCTTAAATATAAAAATATTAAAAAAGCTACTATCTACTTTTAGTATAAATAAAAATTGTGAAGTTTTAAAAATATCTAAATTATAATGGATTACGATACTTACATATTTGATTTAGATGATACGCTATGGTCTGGACATTGGGCTAAGATGTTAGTTGGCGACCTAAAGTTAAAAGACACTAATACAATACAAGACGAGCTAGGAGGTTCACTCACTCTTAAATCTGGCGTAAGAGAGTTTCTTTCTGAGAAGTCAAAAACTTGTAATATTGGGTTTGTTAGCAGGGGAGGTTTGTTAAATATAAATAAAGACAATCAACCCAGTATAAAAGTTTTAAGAACTTTTGGTATTTTAGATTACTTTAATTATTGTCGACACACTATTTATAAAACAGAAGACAAAGGCAAGTACGTCATTCCTAGTGGTCGTACTCTATACATAGACGACAATGACAATGACCTAAAAGATGTATTGAATAATCATAAAGGTTCAGTTTTTTCCAGCGAAACTTCGCTGAACGTAATTAACGCTAATGGATTCTATTTCTAAAGTATTAAAAAAAGCTTGGTACTGTAGAGCTTTTGAACAAAAAGTATTTTCATTAATACAAGAAAAGAAGTTTGATTTTCCTATCTATCTTTCTGCGGGACAAGAGTTAATACCAGCAACTTTCTCATCTCTACTAAAAGGCGGCTCGCCAGCTATATTTGGTCAACATAGAGGACATAGCACCTACTTGTGTTACGGAGGCAATCCATCTTCTTTAATAAAAGAGCTTCTAGGCAGAGAAGACGGATGCGCTAACGGTATGGGAGGCTCAGCTTCTATACAATCCAAAGAAGCTAAAATGTTCGGGCACGATGGGCTTATGGGTTCTCAAGTCCCTATTGCTGTTGGGTACGCTCTTTCCTCTCGTAGCCTGACAGTTTGTATAATGGGAGACGCTTCAGCAGAAGAAGATTATGTTTTATCTTCTATCGCTTGGGCCGTCAAAAAAAGACTGCCTATTGTTTTCGTTGTTGAAGATAATAACCTTTCTATCTTGACAGAGAAAAACGTCAGGAGAGACTGGTCTATGGTCGACTTTGCTAAGTCAGTAGGGTGCGAAGCTTTTGAATGTAGTGACGACCCTAGAGATATAGGCAAAGCTTTTGACGACATGAACTCTCTGCCATGTTTATTCAATATAAACACTAATAGGCTTTGGTGGCACGCAGGAGCAGGTATAGACGAAGAGAAAAAAGATACTCTATCGGATATAACAAAAGAGTTGAAGCTTGAATCCCTTATAGACACAACAAAAAAAATGAACGAAGACCTATGGAAAAAGTTCCTCTAAAAGAAACTATTAAAAATATTACTAGGCTTCATTTAAGCAAGGGTAACTCTCTCTTCGGCCAATGTATTACTGCCGTGGGCTGGGTAGGAGGGACCATCCCAGAAGATGGCGAAAACTTAGTTGAGCTACCTATGGCTGATGTAATGAACGGCGGGGTTGTCGTAGGTTCAGCTTTGGCTGGTAAGAGACCGATATACGTTGTTCGCTATCAAGGTTTCCAGTGGTTTAACTATCCTATTATTGCAAACTACGCAGGTAAGTCTTCTGAGATATGGGACATAGACTGTCCTATATTTATTAGAAGCATAGGCATGGAAGGAGGTATCGGCCCAGTAGCAGGATCTTCTCATCATGGCATGGCATATCGTATGCCGGGCGTTAAAATATGCGCCCCCATGACTTCAAGAGAATATAGAGAAATATACAATACTTTCATGGCAGACTCTTGTCCGTATTATGTTAGCGAGCATAGGGTTGCCCACAACTTCTCTGGCGTTTTAGTCGATATCGAAGAGGAGAATCCTGACTGGGTCTTATTCCCTTTTTCGGTTACTAGATTCGCCGCAGAAAATGTAGCTAAGAAACTTGGGAACATAAGCGTATTTCATCAGTATTGGATTAGGCCATCCGCGATATCAGACAAACAAATAAAAAATTTAGAAAAATCTAAAAATGGCGGTATAATATTAGACGATGACTACCCTAACGGGATAGCTAAACAGATTGCGCATGACCTTATGCTTAAAACTGGCAAAAAAGTATATGTGTTAGCTCTAGAGGAAAAAACAGCAGGGTTTACTTCTAAAGTAGACAATCTGCCACCAGACGAAGACAGAATAGAAAAATTTATAAGAAACAATGCCTAAACCAGAATTATCACTATTAATGCCGGGCATAAGGCCTGAAAGATGGAAAGATGTTTTTGAGTCTATACATGAAGGTACAAAGAGGTCTTTCGAGCTTATTATTGTTTCTCCTTATAGATTACCAGAGGAACTTACTAAATATAAAAATATTAAACATGTGACTGACTGGGGCAACCCTGTCAGAGCTTCGGCGATAGGGTCTATGCTTTTTGAAGCAGACATCATTTATCCTACTCTTTCTGACGACGCTATAGTTATCAAAGATTCTCTAGACAATAGCATTAGCGAACTTCTAGAAATGGGGGATGGTATAAAAAATACTGTTCTATGCAAATACTCTGAAGACGCAGGCGGTAAATCTACAAATTATCAACCAGATGATTATTATAAGATAGTTAATGCTTACCCTGCAAACCCTCAGTTTGTACCCAAGGACTGGATAATCTTCAACTCTAATCTTTGGTATAGAGAGTATTTTGACTATTTAGGCGGATGGGATACAATTTTTCAAACTTGCCCTTTCTCGCACGCAGATTTAGCTATAAGAGCGCAGAGGGATGGCATTAAAACAAAGATATCTAACTTCCCGATAGCGCAACTTGACCACATGCCGGGAATGTCTGGCGACCACGCACCTATACATATAGGTCATACCACCAGAGACGAACCCCTCTTTGCACAGAAGTATAATCAGCCTTTAGAAAACTTTCCAATCGTCATAGACAAGTACAAGTGGAAAGAATCTGATAATATTTGGGATTTAAGATTTAAATAATTATGAAAGTCTCTATAGTTTTACCAAGCATAAACCCACACACTTGGCCTAGCATATTAAATCAAATTGAAACCGCTGTAGGCGATTACGATTTTGAGTTAGTGTGTTGCGGCCCAAGTCCTTGCGGCGAATTGGGGCCAGACACTGAAAATTTTAAGTATATAGAAGATTTCGGCTGCCCGTCTAGAAGCTTTCAAAAGGGAGTGAAATATAGCTCTGGAGATTATATAGCTTTTATACCCGACGATTGCACTTTAGACGAAGGCGCATTCGAAGAAGCTCTTGACTTCATAAAAGACAAACCTAAAAATCATGGTATGGCGTTAATGTATGACGAGGGCAAAGGTAGGCAGTCGAAAGATCCAAGCTACTGGAAGTCATCCACCCACGAAGATCAAAGACTAGCAGGGATTCAGCCCCATTGGATGACTGCTCCCTGTTTTATGTACAACAGAGAATATTTTATTGAGGTAGGAGGATTAGACTGCAGCTACGAGCATGTAAATATGAACGGGCACGGGTTAGCTTACTATACCCAAGCTAAAGGAGGGGAAATTCATCTTTCTCCTAGGAGAATCTTTAGATGCAGTTGGACGCCCCCAACCGAAGCTACGATATTGTTTCAAGCTTACTTGCAGAATGACAAGCCAAGATTTACAGATTTCTGGAGTCAAGCAGATGCTATAGATAACTATAAGGTTGATTTCGACAATTGGGAAAACCAAGAAGAGAAGTGGAGCAGAAGATATGGATAAAGTAAAATTACATCTAGGATGTTTTCATAAAAAAATCCATGGTTTCGTTAATGTTGACATTAGAGAAGACGTAAATCCAGACTTAGTAGACGATGTCTTCAAATTAGAGAACGTAAAAGATGACTCTGTAGATTTGATATATACATGTCATGTTCTTGAGCATGCAAGTAGACAAGGGGCAATAGAAGCAATGAAGAGGTGGCATTCTGTCCTTAAAAAAGATGGAGTGCTAAGAGTTTCTGTGCCTGACCTACAAGCACTTTTTGAATATTATATATGTTATAAAGATTTAAAGCCTATTCAGTGTCTTTTATACGGGTCACAAAAGCATCCGTACGATTTTCACTATACTGGCTGGGATTACGATTCCCTAAAGAAAGATTTAGAGTCTGCAGGGTTTAGCTCTGTGAAAAGGTATGACTGGAGAGATACAGAGCATTTCCATATAGATGACTATAGCCAATCTTATCTACCTAAAATTTCTTATAATAGCAGAGAAAAAAGAGGGAATGTAGAGGGTAAGTTAATGAGTCTGAACGTAGAAGCAATCAAGTAATGAAAAAAGTATTAGTAACAGGTGGCGGCGGTTTAGTAGGAAGCTCTATCAAGAGACTCTCAGAGAACTATGATTATAATTTTGTTTTCACAACTCGTGAAGACGGAGACCTTACCTCAGAGAAAAATGTAAGAAATCTATTTATTAAGTATGAGCCAGATTACGTGATTCATACTGCGGCAAAAGTAGGAGGAATCGCTGGCAACTTAGCGGCGCAAGCAGATTTTTTCTATCAAAACTTGCTAATGAACGCATATATGATTCATCACGCTGCAGTAAGTAATGTAGAAAAGTTTTTTGCTTTTACTTCTGTTTGTGTTTTCCCAGACGGCAAAGAGATGGAAGAAAGCAATATGCACGCTGGCCCTCCTTTTGAGGCAAACTTTGCTTACGCTCACGCGAAAAGGATGGTAGACGTACAAATAAGAGCATATAAAGACCAGTATAAAGTAAAAAATTATTGCTCTATTATCCCCGGAAACATTTTTGGAGAGAATGATTTGTTCGATTTGGCTTCTGGTCACGTCATTCCTTCTTTAATCCACAAGATGTATAAAGCTAAGCACGAAGGCGGTGACTTTGTTGTCTGGGGAGACGGATCAGCAATCAGAGAGTTTTTATATGTAGATGATATTTCTAGAATTATCTTAGAGCTGCTAGCCAAAGAAGATATACCAGAGAGGCTTTTGATCTCCGGAGAAACCCAGTATAGTATTAAAGAAATCGCAGAAACTTTAAAAGAGGTAGCGGAGTATCCTGACGAAGTCGTTTACGATACTACCAAGCCGAAGGGTCAGGCGGCGAGAAAGTCTAACTTGACTCTACTAAGAACTCTATTTCCTGATTTCGAGTTCACTAACCTTAAAGAGTCTTTACATAAGTCTTATCTTTGGTTTGAAGAAAATTATCCTAACGTAAGATTATGAGAATAGGCATAGTAGGTTTAGGGGTAGTAGGTTCTGCTTGTAAGTTTGGATTTGAACTTATAGGGCACACAGTTTCTTATCATGATACAAAAGACGGGACAAGTATTACCGATGTCAAAAATACAGACATTTGCTTTATTTGCGTGCCGACTCCCTCAAACCCAGAAACAGGACAGTGTGACACTTCTATTGTAGAGTCCGTGGTAAATGAGCTAAGTGACATTCGGTATACTGGGATAGCTTGCATTAAATCTACTGTTGAACCGGGGACTACAGAGTCGCTATCTAAAAAGTATACTCATCTTCGCATGGCTATGGTTCCAGAATTTTTAAGAGAAAGATGTGCTATCACTGACTTTACAGAAAACCATGACTTGCTAGTAATAGGAACTAATTCTCACATAGACTTTAAATTTATTAAAGAAGCGCACGGAGACCTTCCTCAAGAAGTAGTCCAGCTATCCCCTAACGAAGCAGAGTTAGTTAAGTATTTTAATAATTGCTATAACGCAACTTTGATTACGTTCGCAAATGCGTTTAGTGAAGCCTGTAAAATCATGGGAGTAAATTATAGTAATGTGATGAACTGTGTTTCCAAGAGGGAGCACATATCCAAAAAGTATTTACAGTGCAATGATTCATTTAAAGGTTTTGGAGGTATGTGCTTACCAAAGGACATGCGAGCGGTAGCTCATATATGCAAGGATTCTAATGTAAGTTTTTTCTCTGATATCTTAGACCAAAATAATAAATTTAAAATAACCGTACTGGAAGGTATGCGTGCAGAAAATGAGTAAAGTAATATTAACAGGAAGTCAGGGCTTTATAGGAAGCTATGTTTGCAAAGACCTTTTAGACAGAGGGTATGAAGTAATTGGCATAGATAATTTTTCTAAATATGGAGAGGTTAGCAGGCCACATGATGCACATCCTAATTTTAAACTAATCAATCTAGATCTATCCGGTAAGCCTATCGTCAACATTAACCTTGAAGATGTTGAATATGTTATAGCTGGTGCTGCTATGATAGGAGGTATTTCTTACTTCCATAAGTATGCGTATGACTTGCTGGCCACTAATGAAAGAATCTTAGCAAACACTTTTGACCTAGCTATTGATCTATATAAAAATCATAACCTTAAAAAGATAGTAGTATTATCTAGCAGTATGGTTTTTGAAAATACGAATCAGTACCCCAGTGAAGAAGATTCTATCAAGTTTTGTCCGCCGCCGACTTCAACATATGGTTTTCAGAAGTTAGCTTCAGAATATTTTGCGAAGGGAGCTTTTGAGCAGTATGGCTTACCTTATACTATTGTTAGACCTTTTAATTGTGTTGGAGTAGGTGAAGAAGATTCTATTTCTGAAGAAGCAGTAATGAGCGGCAACGTTAAATTAATGATGTCTCATGTCGTCCCAGACTTAATTAATAAAGTATTAAAAGGACAAGACCCACTTCATATTTTAGGAGAAGGCAATCAAGTTAGATGCTATACAAACGGTAAAGATATCTCTAGAGGCATAGTCACAGCGATGGAACATGAAAACGCTTTAAATGAATGTTTTAACATTTCAATTGCAGAAGCCACTACAGTTCTAGAGTTGGCAGAAAAAATTTGGAATAAACTTAACCCTGATAAAGAGTTTAACTTTACAACAGAAGACCCATATACGCACGACGTACAAAAGAGAATCCCCTCTGTAGCAAAAGCAGAAAAACTTCTTGGCTACAAAGCAGAGATATCTTTAGATGAAAGCTTAGACGAAGTTATAGGGTACATGAAAAAGAAACAGTAATGAAGCTTTCGGTCATATATAATACTTGCGGTATTTCAGGAAGAGAAAATGTAGGCAGCTATATAACCTCTATTAGAAATATTTTAGACCAAGACTTTGATGATTTCAGAGTAGCTATATCTAGCTGCAAGAATAACAAAGAAACTCAAGAAGCTTTAAAAGAAGAGTTCGGAGATTCTATATCATATAATTTTATTAATGAACCCCTACCTGTAAATGTGACATTTAATCACACTTGCCAAAAGATGACAGAGGCTTTTGGAGATATAGATGGATACCTTTACATAGACTCAGGTATTGATTTCGGATCTAACAAACACGTTTTAAAGTCTCTTTATGAGCTTCACAAATCTGGCCCCTACGGCATCACTGCGTCTAGGACTGATACAGATAGCGGCACGTTTCTTTGGTTCAACGAAGGTAAAAGGTTGGGAGATGAAAGCGGGCAAGATAAACTCTTTGAAAAAGGACACTTAGTTTTACCAGTTGGCAAAGCTGTTAATGCACATTGTCAAATATACGACAGAAGTTTATACGAAGCTTTTGATAATAGAGTTTGGGCAGACATTTTCGCTTCTGAGTGTTCTGAATCTGTTTTAACTTTCTGTACCGCCGCCGTAGGTAAAAAATTTGTAGTACACAAAGACATTATAGTCTCTCATGTAGTTGCGCTAGATGGTGCAAGCAGCGGGTTTAAACCCCACCAACAACCACTACCCCCGTGGCAGCATCTTTTCAAAAGCAGAAGAACTATCCCAGAAATAATCGCAGACCCAGAAGCTTTAGAGTCTGGTTTTGGGTACGAAGAGTGTCAAAAAATTCTTATGCATGACGAGACTAAATATACAGAAGAAGGTTTCGTTAAAGATCCAGAAAGGTTAAAATCTTTTATTCTAGAAAATATGTTTATACCGAAAGACCTTTTGGACTATAATAATATATTTCATAAGTTTATAAAGTGAACGTTTTAGTTATAGGAGATAGTTGCCAAGATGTTTTTTGCTATTGCGAATGCGATAGGCTTGCGCCAGAAGCTCCTGTTCCTGTTCTAGATTATAAATATGAGCAAAAAAGTCCGGGCATGGCTTACAACGCTTATCGCAATATTAAATCTTTAGGAGTTGATTGCGAAATAGAAACTAACTCAAACTGGAGAGTTATTAAAAAAACTAGATTTGTTGACACTAAGACTAATCAAATGTTTTTTAGGTTTGATAGTTGCGGTAAGTATAACAGGATAAAACTTAATACTATAAATTTTTTAAATTATGATGCCGTAGTAATATCGGACTACGATAAAGGTTTTTTAAAAGAAGATGATATTGAAGCAATTTCTAATATTCATAACTTAACTTTTTTAGATACGAAAAAAGAAATAGGAGAGTGGGCAAAAAACATATCTTTTATCAAAATAAATGAAGTAGAGTACAATAAATCTAAAAATATCTTCCAAGATATTAAATTTAAAAATAAGCTTGTAAAAACTTTAGGGAGCAAAGGCTGCGAGCATAAAGATAAAATTTATTCTGTCCCAGAAGTGGAGGTTAAGGATGTGTCCGGAGCGGGGGATACTTTCTTAGCGGGACTTGTATCAACTTTCGTCCATACTGAAGATATAGAGAAATCTATAAAATTTGCAAATAAGTGCGCGACAGAAGCTGTCAGCCAAAAAGGCGTCGTGTCGTTATCTAAAATTAAAACTTTTTATTGGTGAAGCATAAACTTAAATTTTTAGATAAGATAGATAAGGAGTGCAAAGTCAGTCTAGGACTCGGTGCTTTAATTATTAAAGGGTACAGAGATATCCACGCAATAAACCCTCCGACAGCAGAACAGTTCGCTCAGTGCTACATAAAAGAGTACGCAGTGCCTTTCCCAGAGCAGGAGATACTACTAGAGCTTAGAGCCGATTGTGATATGTGGTGTGTTCCGGGAGGCAGGCTAGACCCCGGCGAAACAATAGCGGAGTGCATCGAAAGAGAAGTCAAAGAAGAAACTAATATAGATGTAGTGTTAGATGATTTGTTTTGTGTTTACTCTGACCCAAAATCTGGAACGTTACGTCATTATTTAGAAGATGATTATATGCAGCAAGTCGTAGATATTTTTATGATCGGCTATCCTACTAGCTATAATATAAAGAAGAGCGACGAAAGTCTGGATGTTAAATTTTTTAAATTTAAAGATTTACCAGATAACATGGTTCCCACTTTAAAAAAAGCTGTCAAACAGTACGAGTGTCTTTATAGGTTCACAAAGAAAAGTATTTTAGAATGAAAAAAGTATTAATTACAGGTATCTTAGGCCAAGATGGAGCAAACATGGCAGAGCTTCTTTTGGAGCAAGGAGACATTCATGTCTATGGCATGATGAGAAGGTCTGGCTCACCAAATTATACTAACATTAAAGAATTTAGAGACAACAAAAATTTTGAGTTAGTAGACGGGGATTTGTCAGACAGCGCAAGCATAGACAGTTTAGTTAAAAAGCTACAGCCTGACTACTTGCTTAACTTCGGAGCTAATTCTTTCGTAGGTGTTAGCTGGGACGTACCCTTGAGTGTTCTTGATGTCAATACAGGCGGTGTCGTTAGATGTCTCGAGGCCATCAGAAAATTTAAGCCTGACTGTCGCTTTTATAGCGCAGGTTCTTCAGAGGAACTTGGCGACGTAGATTATAGCCCGCAGGATATCAATCATCCGATTAAACCTAGGAGTCCATATGGAGCTTCTAAAGCTGCCGCTAGACACATGGTAAAAGTTTATCGCGAGTCATATGATTTGTATGCAGTTCACTCTATCCTATTTAACCATGAAGGTACAAGAAGAGGAGAAGAGTTCGTAACTAGAAAAATTACGAAAAAGGTTGCAGAAATAAAGTATGCATTAGATAATAATTTATCTTTTGAACCTCTTCAGCTAGGAAATATAGATTCAAAAAGAGACTGGAGCGACAGTATGGACTTTATGAGAGGCGTTTGGTTGATGATGAACCAAGATAAACCTAAAGATTATGTTTTATCAAGTAACGAAACGCATTCTGTAAGAGATTTTGTGCAAAGAGCTTTCACTCACGCAGATGTACCGGGCCTTTGGAGCGGTGAAGGTATGGACGAAAAATTTAGAGTTTTTCAAGAAAATACAGTCTTGGCCGAGATAAATGAAAAATTTTACAGGCCAGCAGAAGTAGACCTTTTACATGGTGACTCTACTCCTGCTAGAGAAGAACTTGGCTGGAAGCCTGAGATTTCATTTGACAAATTGGTAGAAAGTATGGTAGATAATGATTTAGCTATATGCCGAAAAGAAAAAAGCTAACTATCTACCAGTACATAATTGAAAAATTTATAGGTAATTCTAAAACTATCTGGTCGGATAGAGAGGCTACCAAAAGAGAAATAGCTACGGCAAAGAAGCTTCTTAAAGCTTATCCAGATAAAAAATTCTGGTTTAGAGCTTCAATACCGTTCGACAATCTGGAATCGTTGATTTGGTTCCTTTCCCCTAACGGTAAGCGATACTTAGTCGTTCAATGGGGTAAATATAAGCTTGACTTACGTCCAGAAAAGAAATACGATGTAGGAGACAAGAAGCTCGGTAGAGCAAAGAAAATCAAAAAGAAAAAAAATTTACTAGACTTTTTAAGAGATGGCAGCAAAGAAAAAAATTGACGCGTTAGACCCGATAGGTCAGATTAAACAATACCTCAAAGACCACAAGCATGAGCACTACAACTTTGAGACGGAGGCAAACTATACAGTTTCTAGCGGTAGCTTACTTTTAGATATCGCTATGGCAGGAGGGTTGAGACCTTCGATTATCCGTGCTAGTGGCATATCTGAGGGAGGCAAAACTTCTTGTTCGTTAGCTTTTGCTAGAAATTTTCAGCAAACAGTAGACAACTCTATGGTTATCTATGTTAAGTCCGAAGGCAGACTTTCGCAAGAGATGATAGACAGGTCAGGTGTGGATACTTCCGAAGATAAGTGGTTTGTTTTTAAATCTAATATTTTTGAGACAGTTATTGGATTCATCACAAATCTAATCAAAGATAATCCTACCGAGAGAAAATACTTTTTTATCATAGACTCGATGGATTCTTTAATACCTTCTGGAGATATTGACCGTTCCTATGCAGAGGCTACCAAGGTTGCAGGAGGCGCAGTTTTAAGTTCTAACTTTCTTAAAAGAATGGCACTGCCTATTAGCACAAGAGGTCACATTTGTTTTATGATTTCTCAGGTTAGAAGCACAGTAAGTGTTAATCCTTATGACAAAGGCGACCCGAAGCTTACAAACGCCACAGGAGGCAATGCTTTGCTTCACTTTTCAGACTGGATATTTGAGTTTCAGAAGCGTCACAAA